ACATTATCAGATTCTCTCTATTCAAGGGAGCCCTACGCGCTGGCGGTTGGATCGCGCAGCGGGCGCGACCAGCGCTTCGGGAAGCGCGTGGGCACTTGGTGGCGCGCTGGCGTCGCTCGGCAAGTGCGGCGAGTTGAATATCCTGCAGGGCGCGCTCACCGGCACGACGATCTGGATCAAGGCCGGTACGTACAACATCAGCAGCGCCACCGCGAATGTGGCCGGGGGGTGCTGGTCGAATACGTTGAGCGGGCCACGGTTCCAAGGCTACGAACTTGTTCGAGGGGATAGGACTGGTGTCCGTCCGTTGCTCAAGGCCAGCGGCAGCATTGCGACGTTCACCATGATTACGTCGGGTAGCACGTCGCGCGACACGTACATCGAGAACATCGACTTCGACGGCACCAGTTACACGTCCAGTCGTGGGCTCAATGTCTTCCGCGCCTACATCGCCGATTGTGCGTTCTACAGTTTTCGCAACAACGGGATCAACATGGCGAGCGGGCACGCGATCAACTGCTACGCCGAGGACTGCGCGACGCAGTACGCGTTCGTGTGCTCGGCTGGCGTGATGTACGGCTGCGTCGCCAAAAACTGTCTGAATCTGGCCGGGTATAGTGGCGTCGCACGGTTCATCAACTGCATTGCATGGGGCTGCGGACGCGGATTCGAACTTGCGACAGGGGCTGCGATCATCAACTGCATCGCGTACGCCACGCCGTCGGGTGGCAACGGCATCGTGGCGATTGGCTCGGGGCTCGTGATCAACACGATCCTCATGGAGAACACAGGCGTGGGTATTTCGGACAACAGCGGCTATTCCAACCGTAAGGGCCTGCTGATCCGTAATTGCGCGTTCTACAACAACACAGGCGGGGAAGGTGTGAAGGGCGACCGACAGGCCGAGAATATCACGCTCACGGCGAATCCGTTTGTGAGCCCGACCACGGGCAACTTCGCGCTCAACGAGACGGCAGGCGGTGGTGCGGCGCTGCGGGCGCTGGGGTATCCTGCCGCGTTCCCCAGCATCAGCACGGCCCACAGCATCAGCATTGGCGCGGCCGAGCCCGTCGATCCCACCAACGCCGAGATCGCCGCCGCCGTCTGGACGTACGCGGATCGTGAACTGACGGCCTGACATGGATACAGCTGCTAATATTGCTGCAGCGGTTTGGGAATACCCAACACGTACGCTTTCTCCGGGAACAGCAGGAACACCTGCAACACGTGCCGAAGCAATAGCAGCTGCTGTCTGGACATATTCTTCTCGAACAGCAACAGGTGGTGAACCAGCTGGTCCGGTAATCACCCCAGCAATTTCCACGTGGGTCACGAACTCACTTGTTGCTGTTCCGGATGCAGCAACTGCAACGCTCAACCTTGCATTATCTACGTGGGTCGTTCAAAATCTCACGGCCAGTTTACCAGCCGGAGCCGATGATATAATCCTGCGCAGCCAGCAGGGCATTCCGCTCTTCTGGCTACGCGGCGGGATTATCAGTGAGGAAGATCTGCTCACTGACCCAGAAGTCCTAGACTTCCTGCTTGGCCTGTACGCTGGTCCCCTCGAAGCAGTCGCAGTCACCCCACTCAGCGTGAATGTTAGTGGCACGTGGAAGGAAGCAGTTGCCTACGTACGAGTAGCTGGTGCTTGGAAGTCCGCAACGATTAGTACAAAGGTAGGTGGAGTGTGGAAGAGCTAGAACTGGCAGAACCCATTATCATTCCAGAAGTTAGAACAAGCAAATTTCGTGTGATTACATTAAGTCTGGAACTAGCAAAACCCGATGGTTCAGCAGCTGCGCTAATTCGTATCATTTTAGCAGACAATAACAACAAACAGATTCAGCACAATTATCATGGAATAGATGCGGAAATATTGATTCAATGGATAAACACCGCCAATTTCAGTAATCAGAGTTTACACAAACGAATGTTACAAAAATTATCTGCTGAAGGAGTTCTACCGGCAGGAGAAGTGACTGGTTTTCCGGATCCGCCGATTACTGGCTAAAATGATAATCTTCCGTACTGTGTTTGGTACGATTTGGTTATTACTAGCGAGCTCCTGTCTTCCGCCGGTGACGCAGGCACAACTGTTCGCCATTCAGCTTATCACGACAACAGATCGTGTGGTTGATGCAGCAATTGCTTCTAATCATCGGGTGGATCAGGCAGCACTAGCAACACAAGCAGCACGGTCAATTGCAGAACTATTATCACACAGATATCCGAATGCTAAACAGTTAGGCATTGCTGTTGCTATCGTAGATATATCACTAACTGGTCTTGCTAATGGCCCAGGAATGCATACATCAGTACGGGAAGCACAATCCGCTCTGCTCACATTGCGTATGGAAATGGCCCGCCGTCGGTGGATCATATTTCCTAATGTGGGTAATCGGGTTTATTAGGCCCCTCTAGCATTTGGTTCCGGGGGGATGCTAGAGGTTTGGGTCCGGTTGGTTACTCATGGGCCGACCGGACCCCTTTTACTCCTGCCGGCACGCTACCGGCTACCGGCTACCGGCCACGGTTGGCCGGTAACGTATGCGGCAGCCCCTACAGACGACAAACGGCGGCAGCCCCTACCCGGTACCCTACCGGGCGGCCGGGTGCCGTAAAACGGCCCGCCAGGGGCCAGTATCCCAAGGAGGACAAATGGTGTTGAGCGCTCAGTTGCTACTCGTCATCGTGTCAATGGTACTAGCGATTGTTTCGTTCTTTGACAACCGCTATCCGGTACTGAATATCGCCGTGTTCCTGCTCGCACTCGCACTGATCGTGCGATAGGGTGAAGGCCGGTGACGACCGGCCTCCCTCCTAGTTTGTCGGTCCTACCCATACCTGCATCGTGCCGCCGCAGTACGAACAGTCGTCCCACGGGTTATCAGTACACTTACACTCGGGATCAACTTTGCCGCATGTCTTGCACCTCTCCACGCCGTACCCTCCACACGCTGTGCATCCTGTCCAGTGACCTTCGGCAATTACCATCGTCGGCGGCGGTTCTGGCGAGGTTGGATTAATCACTCGATACCTTCTTTGCGAACACGTTGATATCCAGTGTTACCAGCTTGTCCATGTTGTTATTCCTCCGGAATTGGGCTATCTCCTCGAACGTCTGCGCTAGCCCACGCAGAATCGCTTCCTGGTACGTGTTCGCCTCGATCACATCACTGTGTTCGTGCGTTCCACCTTCAGGCGTGTTGATAATCACTTGATACTGATACTTAGACACTCACCCTCCCAGTTCAGATAGCCACGCGGCCGATGTCATCTGGGCTACCTCATTCTTTGCAGCTAGCCGCTTCACAATACTGAAGTCGATCGTTCGCTGTCCCTTCGGGCCAACGGCGATGACATCGAAATAGTTCACAGGGTGCATCTGGCCGGGCCTATGAACTCTATCCTCGGACTGCAGCCGTGTAATCAGCCTCCAGTAGTTGCTGATGTACAACACGGTACTCGCAGAAACTAACGTCAACCCCATACCGCCAGAAGCGGGATTTCCTATCACCGCCACCGGTCCTTTTGGAGCCGTTCGAGGGTCTAAGAGCTGGATAGCTGCTTGGCGCTCCTTCTCAGACTGGCCGCCCGCGATACGTCCCACTTCTACGTCCGGTAGTAGCAACCGGAACGCGTCGATCAGGTCGAGGATTTCCTTGGTAAACCGGCTCCAAATCACACACTTGAAATTGGGATCTTCGGCTAACCTATCCCGGTACCAGTCAATCACCGCCATACGCTTCTCGTCGCCAACCGTTTGGTTAGACTCGACGTGCTCACTGCTTTCTACTAGCTCGCCGTTCGCGTCGAGCTTTTGGCCAGCCACGCCTCCCAGATAACCTGACGTGATCTGCTGCAGGCGGATCGCCCTCACCGCGGCGTGTGTTGAGACACTGGCCTCGTTCGACCCAAGCCACGCTATGAAGTCGTTTTCCATGTCCTTGTACAGTTTCCAGGTCTTCGGGTCGAGGGTGACCTGGATATTAACCGACGGGATCTTCGGCGGCAGGTCCAAACACTGTTCCTTCAGCCGCCGTATAACGAACGGCGCCATTTTCGCCTGTATCTGATCGACAAACCGCCACGACAAGATCTGCCGCCCTTGCCACCCACCTTTCACCGCGTAAATCGCATCGAACTGATGCTTGTTTTTGCACGCGAGTATGTCCGGGTTCATGATATACGCTTGGCTGAATAGGTCTCCGAGACCTTCAGTCAACGGCGTGCCGTTCAGCAGAACCACCCGGCCACAGTTCTTACGCAGAATACGGATAGCCTTAGTCTGCTGCGCGCTGTGATTCTTGACGTACGAGCTTTCATCCACTACTAATAGCGTCTTCGGCCCGACAACCTTACCCATCTTGGCAAGGTTCTCTTCATTACGCAGGAACTCGTAGTTCGTAACGACTACCCGGAGCCGGTTTTCATCTTCCGTGGTTTTCCAAATACGTATCTTGTTCCGGAACTCCGCTACCTGTAACGGAAAGTCGGGCCACACGTGCTTCGCCCATTCACCCAGAACCGGATCAAACCACACGCTCCGCACGGCGCTTGGACACGCAATCACTACCCGGTTGATCGTGCCCTGGATAAACATTGTCTGCGCCGCGTCAATCACCGTCTTTGTTTTACCCAGCCCCATCTCATCGGCTAGTAACAGGTACGGTGTGACGATCAGTTTGTACACGCCATCTATCTGATGAACGTACGGCGGGAACGGCGCGTTCTTTGTCAGATATTCTGTTAACTGCGCTTTGTAAATCGTCTCCCTTTCAGCGATTGAACTTGCCATGATGACTCGGCCCTTCCCACCCTACTTTGGTTTCGAGGGTTGCATAATACTTGAGAGTAGTCTCGCTAACGTGATCTTCGCCCTTAACTAAAAAGATCCGCCGTATCAGGCGGATCAGGGTCGCAATGGGTTTCATAACCCCTCCTGTGATAACCCGTGGTACCCTAGCCCACTAACTTAGGGTACCACGGATAAAGCCTAGAACGGTTGGACCTCCCCGGTCGCTTCCGGTGGAGCACTCGGCAGCTTTCCCTCGAGCGCGTCGCGAACTATGCGCTTGACGTCAGCTGAAAAATCCCCGTTAAGCATCCACTTGAGGTAGCCGGGGTCGGAATCCATCCGTTGACCCTTGAGCTTCCCGAAGTTGAAACACGCTCGCCCGTTGATGAACCGGAATTTACCGGAGTCATCAATTTGACACGGGTCGCGCGGAAACAGCAGTTCACCGAGTTCAGTGACAGTTTGCGGTAGGTTTGGCTGACGAAGCATTCCCTGTAAGGCGAGCTCCGTGCCGCGTACATCCGCCATAGCGTCGTGGGCGTTTTCCATTTTCCGCCCACCCCAGTGTTCTACGGCATCCGACAGAGTCCTTGGTTCGAGGATCTGCCATAGACGGAGACCGCAAATAACACTGGCCTTGCTGTAGTCGAAGGCCATCTCGCAGCGAGCGAACTCTTCCTTGATGAGAGGAAGATCGAATCGTTTGAGATTATAGCCAGCGAAGTCGGCACCGACGAATGTGGTGAACAATGGCTTCGCCACTTCGCAGAACCGTGGGATTGGACGCCACTTTGGACAGGCTTCAGACGGGTGCTTGTCGGCGTTGTGTCCGCACCGAGCGCAGCCCGCTGTGATTAGCTCGTCCGTGTAGCCTCTTTCCTCGAAGAACGGTTGTCTCGGGATTGAAACTTCTGGGTTGATGTACGTGTAATGCTCTTCCTCAGTACCATCAAGGTTGTAAACCTTCAAGGCGATTTGGAAAACCCGATCCTTCATCGGATTTGATCCAGTAGCTTCGAGGTCAAACAAAACTAACGGACGCTCTAATCTCAGACCAAGACTCATGTTTCACCTTTTGTTAGCCAACCCCAACATTTTCCAGACCAAATGTTGCGAATTGTTTGAGTGGTGACAAGATAAGAATCTGCAAGTTCTCTTGTAGATTCTTTACTCTTGAAAATTTCAATCACTTCCTTTTCAGTTAAAGCTGCTGAACGTTGATTTTCGCCACGAGGTGTTCTACCTTTACGAATTGCATCATGAAAATTGTCTTTGGCTGTTCCAAGAAACAAATGATCAGGATTCACACAAATTGGTATATCACATGTGTGACAAACGTATTGACCATTTGGAATTGGACCATTTACCAATTTCCATGAAAAGCGATGGGCACCTTCGTAATTAAATTGCCCATATCCATAATGGTAAAGACATCCTGTCCACAACCAACATTCAGTTGGCCCTTTCTTATCAACGTGTTTCCAAAATCGAACCTCTGGTGGGATTAATTTTCTCACTATTCTACCTTCTTTATATCAATACATCGAAGACCATCTCCACCATGGCCGTCTGCTACAGGTTCAAAATCCAATACACAACCTTCTTGAAGAAGGTCAAATGTGCCAGGAACGGAGAAGTTCTTGGCATGCATGAACCGCGTTCGTCCGTCAGTGTCCCGTATGAAACCGAATCCCTTGTTAGGGAGGAGACGAATCACAGTTCCTTTCATTCTTTTGGTGTTATCCGTGTTCATCCTCGAGCCTCTCAATTTCAGACTGAATGTACCAGAGGGCCTTCCGGAGGTCTGTAAGTGTGTGATCTGATTTCTTTCCAGCTCGGCAGATGTACTTTGTCGCGTTTCCCAAACGATAGTTCAGGCCCCACGCATCGCACACCTTGATATGTTCGTACGGATTTTCACCGCCACCGTAGTGGGCAGGGTGATTCACCATTTCGAGATCTTGACGCTGCTCGGCGAACGCTTTGTCTGCATCCTTACCGAAGTAAACAGTTGCTGTGAAGATCTTCTGTTCGAACTTCTCACACTTGCAATCAAGTCGATTGCATTCTCCAGAACGGTTGGGGAAATTGTGGTCACGCTTTGGGTGACCACAGATGCAGAGACGTGCTTCATCTACCAGTGCTTCTAGTTCATTCCGCGGATCACTCATTCATTTCATCCTTCGCAGGAGCCACTCGCGGCCCGCAATAGTCCAGTCACACACCTGTGCATCGTAGAGAACGTCAAACGCTTCCTTTGGGAAACCTTGACGATACATTTGGTGTGCCCACATCATTCTGTGGCACATCGCGCCCCACTCGCTATCACAAGTGAAGAACTGCCGACTCGGCGGCCGATTCACATACGCTTCACTATCCGCACACGCAAGCACGTTGTGAATCTGCACGTCTACATCTTCCGGCATACGGATCGTGCCGGTTTGATACCCACGCCATTTCTCATCCACGATCGGCAGACATTTGTTGTACTGCTCTTCGTAGGCGTGGTAATTCACCGAAATCTGTGTGTACTTACCAACCTGAAAGCCGGTCTTCACCGCCACGTATTCGAGGAGGAATCCGAAGTGAACAGCGTTCGCTCCGTACGTTCCCCAAATTATGTCGTTAGACCTACAGAACACAGTCATGTTCAGCTTGGACCACACCGGGTCAATCTGGAATGTGGCTACCAGATTGCACGGAACAGCCTTTCCCTTCCGGCCCAGGTCTACCTTGGGATCCCACATCTGCAGAACACACTGTCGGTCGATTGGATCAGCCTTCAGCTGCTGAATGATCTGCGCGATCTGGTTCCGGCCGAAGTGTTCTCTCCAGCGGTACCCGTAGGCATCGTGGAGAATTTGTCCATCGTCGGAATAATTCAGCATGTTCTTGGCGTAGCGGGCGGGACCTCCCACGTCCCGCCTGCCGTCCAACATCCACAGACTTTCGTACAGGTGAAAGAACGGATTGGCGTCACGTACCTTCCAACTCACCACCTTTTCAAGTGGTGAGCTGTACACAGTTGTCACCGGACCCTCAGAACGAATTACACGTCCGTTCCGGGAGTCCTGCCAAATCCCGTTCTCCTTGAGGTGTTTTAATCCCTCGAACAGCCCTTCCTGGGCGTTGTGAACGTGGATGACATGCATCACACCAACTCCGCCGGTCGGTACACGCGCTTGGGATCCTTCCCGTCTTCCAGGAACCCGGTGATCTTGGAGTACTCGCAAAGCCAGTGTTCGACCTCGCGCATCTCCCACTGACGCCAGTCCGCCGGCCAGAGCCTATCGTCCTGCGACATCTCGAGCAGAACGTTCATGTACTCCACCATCTCGTCCTGGCTCTTCTGCGAGTTACGCGTGAACATTCCACGCGGCGTGTCGTAGATAATACGCGACAGGCCTCGCACACAGCCCGGTCCCGCGTTCGCCCACGACATGATGTCTCGCGCGCCGCCCAGAACGTCGGTCCAGCGCAGGTCACTCACAATCTCGTAGGCCATGAAGCCGCCGAGATACGGTACCTTCACAAGCTGCTCGTGCATCCCCTGCAGCGTCGGTTCCCACTTCCCTTCGAGGGACTTCAGAATTGGAAGCGCTTCGTCCACGGCCTGCAAGAAGCCTTCCAGCTTGTTCTTGCCGGTGACAGTCTTGATCATGTACGCGCCCGTCACGATCGGCTTGACGTCTTCCAGGAGAATCCGGGCTTCTTCCGAGTTCCACTGATCCAGGATCAGGTGCTTGATAATCTCGCCGGTCTCAATCCGGTTGAACCACCGGAAGATCACGGTCGCCTCGATCGCCTTCTGCCCGCTCACCTTGCTACGAATGTTCTTGTCGAACCACATCGTGGTCTTGTCGTGCTCTCTAAATACATTACATAGATTGTACTTCTGAAACACTTCCTGATCGGACCACGGCCACGGCTGTCCAGCCAATCGTCGTTCGCGGATCAGGTAACGCTCACGGGCCAAAGCGAAGTATTGTTCAACTCGGTTCTTGTTCATCACACGCTCACTTTTAAGCCTAGAAAGTCTCGGACATCTACCAGTGCCCACTTGTAGTCAAGTAGGCGGAAATCTACACCTGCGTTTGCGAACTTCTTTCTCTGCGGCACTAGTTGATCCATCTTTGCTACAGTATGCTTCGGGTCGACCGGCCGTTTGTCACCCCGAATGTAGCGGCGCTCTTCGATGTTATTCAGACACTCGTCGAGCGGTGTATCCAACTCGATAACTAACAAGTCGGAAATGTCCTTCAGGGAAATACAGCGCTCCACGTCAGAGCACACGATAAGTCCCTCGAATATAACGTCCATCTCCAGGTCAAGAATCGCGGCTTCGATCTCGTCGTAAATAGCATCGAGACCGATAATCGTATCACACCCGCCGCACAGTTCTTCGTAGTGACCTACAATATAAAGCGGGTCACCATCTGGCCGTTCGAGCGTGTAGCCAATCGGCTGTTTCCGGAACTTGATCTTGTGCGGCTTCTTGACCGGGAACTCCCTCATGATCTGCTTTACCAGATGCGATTTTCCACACCCGGAGGTGCCTCGTATGTTAATAGCCTTCGGCATTACTGTTCTCTCCAAAATTGATACGCATCACAAGATCGCGGTACGTTTCTAGGAACAAGTCTTTTGACTGTTGCCACTCACGAAAACAATAGTGGTCGCCGATCGCCATCATCTCGTCGTTTGTCAGTCGCGGGTACTTCTTTAATCCTGGCCAGTTCATGTCATTGAACCCCATCTGTCCCTCGAACGTCACGGCTACGCGGTCCGCGTTCTCAATCGAGGGATGGAGGTCCCTTGGGAGACAGAACTTATCCATGATGATATTGTGCGCGTCTTGCTCAGCTATCCGGTAGCCGGCCATCGCCGGGCTCGCCTTCAGCCACTTCGTCACGTCCCCAAGGTAAGCCTCTGTTGCATCGTGCAACAGAGCCTGCATCTCAACCGTGGAGTCTTCAACAAAGTACCCAACGACCCGCGCCACGAGAACGCTGTGGCACGCCACGTTCACCGGACAGACAAGCGCTCCATTGAATCTGTTGTAACACGAGAGATGGTGCGCAATGTCCTCAATGTCAATATCCGTTGTCTTCAGTGCCAACGGATTGACAGTTTTCCCGGTGTACGTTCGAATCATTGGAACCACGTAACCACCTCACGAACTCCCAAAGTCAGCAACCACAACGACAGAGTTTCTGTGATGAACCGTAGAGCCATCGGCTTATCTTCACTCGCGTTGTACATGTTCCACAAGTGAATTACTAAGGCCGTCAGAAATACGGGAACCCAGATCATGGCTTGGCTCTATAATGCTTTCCGCGTAACATTCGCCAGTTTGGAAAACGCTTCCCGCCTATTTCACGCCACCCGTCGAACGATACAACTCCGTGCGGTCCAAACTCCGCCTCGATCATGTCCTTGGCGCGAAGCGTGGATTCTTCATCACTGGGAAGCGTGGATTCATTCAGGGTCGACGGTCCCTTGTCAAACCCGATATGCTGAACGCGCCCCACGGCACCGTCTTCCAGTCTGTGTGCCGCGCTCCGCCAGACGTCACCGTTCCTGGGCAGGTGCGGATGCGTATACTTCCACCCTTCACGAGAGGGCTTTGCGATGTTGCAGCCTCCGTGGATCATACCGTAGGTTCGGGAATACCCGTCCTTGAGCCACGACTTGTTCGTGGAGTTTGCTACTCCAGCGAACCCGGTCTTGGTTTCGTCGATACAGAAGACTAGTTCCTCGATTACAAAGTCGAGGTCAGGAAATCCGTACTTGTCGACGAACGTCTTGGGCGGCAGATCATCATCCAGGCGCACCCAATACTTGGCGCCGAGCTCGGCTGCCAGATTGTACGCCGCGATTGTCTGCGGTCCGATTCCGTATCCGCCGATAAACACCTTGTGCCGTCCATCGTACCGACGACTGTGCTCCTCGAACACGTTCGGGTCAGCCAGAATCACTGTGTCATACAACACGGTGTTGTACGATCCCAGGGTCAGGATTGGCCCCGGCCGCTTACTGACAACGATCACGATCGTTTTCATAGATACAGCCTTTCCCCGTGCTCATAGGAACGCTGTGCTACTTCAGCAATCTTCAGCGCCTTCAGGCCGTCATCGAACGTGATCGCGGGTTCATCGCCATCCATCACGCGGTTCACAAAATCCTCTAGCTGCAGGCGGAACGCTTCACGGTAGCGCGGGCCGAACTCCTGGACAATGTCGTGGCTCACGCGGTTGTGGTCGAAGTGCAACAGGTTCGTGTCGCGGTAGAATCCCGATCGCAGCATACCGTGGCTTCCAAGCACTTCGGTGTGTACGTCATAGCCGTAGTGCGCGCAGCGAGACACGTCAATCACGCCGGTTCCGCCATTCACAAACTCCAAGACGCACACGGCGCTATCAATATCACCGATGTCGAGAAGCTCGTCATACACGAACACTCCAGCCGTCGTGTACACCGACTTGACTTCGCTCAGCATCATCCACCGTGCTAGGTCGAAGTCATGTATGGCCATGTCCAGAAGTAACCCGCCGCTCGTCTTGCAGTATTCGAGGGTGGGTAGGCAACGGTCCCTCGAAGTGGACTTGAACAGAATCGGGTTGCCAATCTCGCTCTGCGCGATAATGTCCTGCATTCGCACGTTGGCAGGATCGTACCGGCGCATGAACCCAATCTGTACAAAGTGACCGTTCGCCTCGATCCGTCGAGCTAGCCCGTCGAGGTGCTCACTTCTCATCGCGAGTGGCTTTTCGCAGAACACCGGCTTCTTGGCGTCCAGTGCCTCTACGATAAACTCGATGTGCGTGTCTGTGCTGCTTACGATGATCACAGCGTCTACGAGCGGGTTGTTAATCAACCCTTTTCTATCCAGTGACCAGTTCGGAATTCCCCACGCCTCAGCAATCTCCTGTGCCCGATGGCCGGCGATTGCCGCTAAGTTCGCTTGTGGGATCTGTGTACGCAGAAGCTCCGCGTACAGATACCCCAACCTTCCTGTTCCTACTAATCCTACATTTAGTCGCTCGCTCACAGGATCCCCTCTCCAAACTTCTTCCAACGCTGATACTCACTCTTCTGGATACCGTGCCACCCGCCGTGTTCACCAAGCAAATGACGTGGAAACAAATGCGAACGCATAGTCCACACGTCTTTGGTAGATTCCAAATCATCAGCGAGTTTAAGGTAATCCATCTCTTCATCGTGACCGGCTCGCGGGTAAAACCCTCCCACTAGCATTTCACGGAAGTTGCAAAGAAGGACTTGTAACTGGAAGTGGCTAATCTCAATTCCGTAAACGTCCTTCAATTCCTCGAGTACTTCGAGCGCACACTCCTCGGCAAGTTCAATCGCGTAATCGCTGTTATCATCGCGATCACCTACTATGCGACCTATCTTGCCCGGAAACATCAGCGCTAATCCAATTCGTGGGCTCCACGCGTTTCGCGCCCGGAGGTCTCTAAGCTGGAGGTCAGGCCGCACGGTCATTCGCAGAAGTTCCAAATACTTGATAGCCATGTATCGGCTGTAGTATTTGACCTGACTAATCGAGTCGGCCCACACTTCTTCGTACGTACCGTTCTGCCACCGGTGACTCATCGCGTAGTGTGCAAAATCTACCAGACACCTCCACCGCTTTTCAATCATACGGTGGGAACGCATCTCAGGGCGCACGGGAAGCAGATCCCAGTTCCTGTTCAACCAATCGTACAGGCGTTCCTGGGTGTACGGTTCGAGGAGGTCACTCGCCCGAAACTGCTTCCACACGGCGTATCCGCTAGGGACACAATGGTGCGCGCCGTAGCATCCGTTCAGCCACACGCGCTCCGCGTCTGTAGCTCCTCCGCCGAGCGCTACGAGGAGCTTCAGCTGGCAGTCGGGGCCGAACACGCCCGTCTCCGTTCGTACAAACTCAGCGAACGTATCCCAGACTTTTGTTACTGGAACTATCACAGTACGCTCCTGGAAAAACCCGTTACCCGTTACCCTAACACTAGTATAACACGGAAAGGGCGGAAAACCTAGATTGTCCTAAGGAATCCCTAGAACGGAATATCGTCGTCGATCATCTCTGAGTTCTGGAATGGCGATTCCGGCGGTGTCGTTGGTTCATCTATCACACACGGCGTCACCGCTCGTACAGAACTTAATCCGTCCATTGGATCAACATAGATCCCGCGAAGCTGCAAGTTCACCTTGAGTTTGTTCACTTCGATGTCAAGTGCTTCGAGGAGGTAATCTATCGGAAGGGTGAACTTCAGGTCCTTCGGCTTGTCAATGCTGAACTGGATCACGCCAGTGTGATCGCCGTCTTCCACGGTCACCTTGACGTGCTGTTTGTGGCAGGAGCGAAGCTTGTCCAGCGTTTCTTTCTTGTGTTTGTATTCGCTGACCAGAGTCTTCGCTGCTTCGTAATCATCGAGGGTAATCATCACACGCTCTCCTATTTGTGACACAATGCAATAATCTCTGCCATCTTCTCGTAGTCGTGGCCTTCGATTTCCTCCTTAATGTCGTCGAGTTCAAGATCGTCAGGATCAGCAACCCAAATCCACTGATCCTTCTTCCCTCGATCACCGAAGATGATGTACATACAGATTCCTTCGAGGTTCAGGCGCTGTGCCATGTTCCGCTGGACGCCTTTGCCAAAATCCGTAAGCTTCGGGTTACGCGCCTCTCGCCAGACCTTGAGCTCCCACCAGCTTGTGACATCATTGTACACGATACACAGGTCGGGAATTCCCATTAGATATTTATCTGCCAGCTTCAGGACCACTGCATCAGGCATTTCCTTCTTGATCGCCTTGATCAGTTTTCCCTGATACCAGGATTCGTGGTGATTCTTTAACACACGCACCCTCTAGTGATATAACTCCACAGAACCATCACCATTACGATACACACAGCTCCACTCACAGCAGCCACAAGCATCATCCACGTAAAGAAGATGGCAATATGAATTAGCGGTTTTGGGTCTGCCATTCTATCTCCAATGAACCGGTCACGGCTTCCACCATGACCGGCTCCTGTACTACTGTCGGCGCCGACGTACGATACCTGCTCCAAGCAGGCTGAGACCAAGTAGGCCCATCGTTGCCGGTTCTGGTACATCAGCAGCTACTTCCTTGATGATGGTCTGGCCGCGATTCACAACCGTGGCTCCTCCAGCAATCGTGAACTGCGTGTACAGAGTCATCGAGAACGGGTCCAGATCGCTGATTGGTAGCGGTCCAAACGAACACGCCGTTGCATCAGCGATTAGCGTAACCGCATCAGCACACGACGCAAGAAGCACTCCCGGCGTATCCGTTGCCGTTTGTGCTCCCTGTGCGTTCGAGGGATCGTTGTACCACTGCATCAGGATGCTACTCCCGACAGCATTCTCCCACGTTGCGCTGCCAGATACAGACGCAAATGAGACAGGCGGTGTGAATTCCGTTGCACTCACCGCGAACGTACCCGAAATTGGTGCCCCGGTTGTGTTCGTGAGCTGCGTGCTCGATGTGTTCAGCACGTTCTGCAAACCACCGATTGTGGCCTGCTGTACGGACCCAGTAATCTCGAGCCCGCCGATGCTGATTGGCGTGTTGCCGAATGACATAACGCCGACGGCAGGATCGAGGTCGATAATGACCGCCCCGAATCCGCATCCACCGTTGTTGTCACTGGCACATGCCTGCACGCCGTTGACATCGATGGCGAGCAGAAGTGCTGCATCCGCCGGATTGACCGAAGCAGCTAGAAGAGCTGCCGTGAACCACATTGTTTTTCGCATTGCCTGTTCCTCCCTCATTTACTTCGCCTCCGCCCAGTTCGCCCCTGTTCCTACTTTCCACAGAATTGGTACACGAAACGCGGTAGTCTGTTCGTTCAGGATTTTACCTACCATCTCCGTGCACTTCTGGTCAGGTGAATCTCCGTTAATTTCATCGTGAACCGGGAAGCGCATCACAAAGCCGGTCTCTTTCCTAGCCTTGTGTATCTCGATTAGCTTCTTCTTGGCCGTATCAGCCGCGCTTCCCTGGATCACCTTGTTCAATGCCTTGTGCAGATTTTGCTTGTCCGGGAACCGACCGCGTCTGCCCAGGAACGTCTTGACATACCCGCGTCGTGACGCGAGCCGCGAAGCGCTCGAGAGGAGTTCGTCCGCCTCAGGAAACTGCTTCTTGTAAGCCTCGACTAATCCCTTCGCCTCGCCGATCCCGACGTTCAACATCGTGGCAATTTTCCCGGTGCCTGCGCCAAAGATAAACGCGAAGTTCAGGTCCTTCGTGCGTTTGCGATCAATCGTAGGCTTGACCCGTTTGATCATCTCCATCACGATGTTGTGAAAGTCTACCGTAGGATCTTCCGCGTACCGCTCCAGGATTTCAGGAGAGTTCGTGTAGTGGGCGAAGATTCTGTACTCCACCTGCTCCTGATCCGCGCTCAGCCAGCGGCCTTCTTCCGGCACAAACAGACGGCGGACATAGAAATCATCCACCTTCCAGCTCTGTATCTCCTCGAATTCCGGAAACCACCCTTGCAGCTTGGTTAAGATCTCAAACCGCTTGATATGATTCCGCTCCGTCATTACTTGCTGGATGTTGACGTTCGAGGAGCTGAACCTGCCGGTGATAGTACCGCCCTCGTCAGACCGCAGCTGGTGTAACGAATATCGTAGAATTCCTGCCGGCTCCACGCGACGGTCATAATTGTTAAGAAACTTGGATCGAAGACTGTCAAGGTGATCTGCGTACCGGGCAAGTTGAATCCACGGATCATCGACATACGAAACTACCTCGTCCTTGAACGACGGGTTCCCTAAGCTCGTGTAGTGTACAATCGGGATCTTGAGTACGGTGAACAGTTTCTCCCAATCAGCCGCGCTGTTCGGGTTGAACCGCATGTTAAACTTCTTCTCAATCGTACTCAGGCACCAAATGTACCGGCGCTCGGCCTCGTCCACCCACTTACCCAGAAGCTCCGTATCCAGCGGAGCGCCGTTCTCTTCCATGTCACAGACAATGGGGATAACGGCGTCTTCCAAGCTCTTGACCGCGTCAAGATCTTCACGTGTTATCCGCTCACGAAGTTTCTGTGAGATGGCGTAGGTCTGAACGGCATCAGCGAGGGCTCGCGGCTGAACTATCGACGGGTGATAATCCGCCATCTTGCTTCCGTCTAAGTCCTTGCCTACTTTGCCTTCCCCGAGAAACTCCTGAGCCAATACGTCCAGCGAGAACTTCCTTCTCGAATCATCGAGTAAGGCTGCATAATGCTGAATATCACCGAACTCGCAGCCTTGCTCTTCGAGGAATATGTGGTCCCGCCGGCACATTCGGATGTCGAATCCGGTGTTGGCTCCGTAGATCTTCTTACCACGAAGCTCACGGCGCATCCATTCCAGAACCTGGTGTTCAGGCAGATTCCCGGAACTATTATGGCGGAAGGGATGATACCGACTGGTGCCATCAGGAAGACAGTACGACACTCCGATAACTCGGGCTTTCTTGTCTTCCAAAAGTCCGCTGGTTTCTGTGTCAAGGGCCAACTCCTTTACATCACTAGGAATCGGTATGAGCTCAGATGGCTGCCATCCAGCTGACTGCGCTTCTGAGTCTTGCAGGATGTCTATCAACGATCTCACTTTTCCGCCTTTGTTACGCGAAAGACTTGTCCCGACTGCGGTTCCCGTTCCGCTTCGAGGAGGTCTAAGAATTCGATAAATTGTTTCGGGGAGAGAACGAGTGGTTCGGCGCGTGAGTCACATCGTCTGATCATGGCGCGGTAGCCCAAGATCATAAGATCTAAATTACTGTTTAGTTTCGGCATCGTTCGATTCCATAACGATTGCTAGCCCAATGCGCTTTAGTTCTTCAGCACCTGGTCGACAATAGAAATGGATCTCGACTACACCGTCGATGGATATATCTATATTCGCAGCGTAGCAATCGACAGGAATTCCTACTCCATGCTTTTTTAGCTGGAGAAGGAGGGCGTGACCACTAATGCAGTTAGTAGGCATGAACGCTCGCTCACGAAAGGGAAGCACCTATCCAACGAATGGGCCGGCGGAGACTAGCTCCACCGACCCTTCTTGGGCGACCCAGACATACGCTGGGGCGTTGTACCGCCGATTACATCTCGGCGGGCACTTCCTCGACCGACTCGCCGGCCGCTTCACGCGCAGCGCGCTCGGCGTCACGCTCGGCCTTGCGCTCTTCGCGAGCCTTGGCGCGCTCCTCGTCCTTCGAAGCACGCTCGGCGTCGCGCTCCGCCTTCCGCGTGGCGCGGGCAGCCTCACGCTCGGCAGCCTTCGCGGCCTTCGCGGCTTCCTTCTCGGCAGCCTTGGCGGCCTTCTCCTCGTCGGTGGCGCCCGCCGCGCGCTCCTTGCCGACGCCCACGAGGTCCTGGATGGACGTGCCGTCCGCGAGGGTGATGCTCACCTCCTGCGGGTGAACCGTCCCTTCCTTCCAGAAGGTCTTGCCGAACCGAACCGTCGCCGTGTTGCCCGGCTGGCGGTACTCGGCCATGCCGTTCTCTTTTACCTGGTGAAGCTGGAAAGTTGCCATCTCACACACTCCTTCCGCCCTTTTGAGAGGGCGCACCGTGTATCTATCTAGATACCCGGTTCGTTGTCCCGGTTCACCGGGCCTTATTGGGCTAGAACCGCTCCAGCCCGAACTGTTACCTACACTGTACCACGGCCCGTGGCCGCGTGTCAAGAGAATCCTGGAGCCTCCCGTTAGGGCTCCTTGGAACGTTCTGTGTCCCATCTCTTGTGACATCTGCTACAGAGTCGCAGATAATCGTAGGGATCTTCGTACTTCCCGCTCTCATTGGCCCAATCGTATCTTTTAGTGGGGTCTTTTGTCCCACATTTCTCGCAGTATTTTGGTCTTCCAAAGAGTCCATCCAAACGGTTATGAAAAGACCGATATCCTGCTTTATCGCCTTTCCAATGACCGTGTCTTTCACCCTTTGGGCCACCTATCGGTTTTCTCTCCTTGAGCTTTTTCGGTTTCTTTTGACCACCCGGCTTGCGCCGGGTGATTTCAAAACGATCAAACGCTCGGCCGACTGTCCATTGATCTGTTTCGTAAATATATGCAATATCGCGAAGAGATTTACCTTCTTCATGATAAAGCTTTACGAGCTGATCCTTGGTCCAGTCAACCATTAGACGTCCTCTTCGTCATCCTCATCGGAATCGTCGGAGTCGTCATCGTCATCATCCGGATCAGAATCGTCCGGATCGTCGTCCTCGTCATCATCGAATTCGGAATCGTTCTCGTCGTCGGCGGGTGCTGGAACAGGTGTTGGAACGGGCTCGGCTTCGGCGTTCGTAGGAACGCCCATCGCGTACGAAAGGCCGCTCACGTCCGCCAACTCTTTCACTGGCGGAAACATGCTGAGGACTTCTCCAATGATGTTCACGGTCTGGCTCCTGGTAAAACCGGAGCGGGCGAATCCCGCTCCGGTGGTCTCTGGTTTACATCTCTGCGTTGGCGGCGCTGTCGTTAGCGCCGAACTCAAAGGAGTCGTCCTCGTGGACGCCGTCCGTGTGAATCTTGACCTCCTGGACCTTCAAGGCGTCGAACAGGTCCTTCAGGAAAGCCAACGTTTCCTGGGTCTTTGGCCATCCGGCCGGCTGGATGTTGAACTGGTAGAAGGTCCCTTTCGGGTTCTTCTTCGTCTTCGAGGAAGTCTGGTACACGCCCGCGTACAGAGGCGCGTTACGCAGCTTGATCAGGCCGTTCAGGGCCTTCGCGACTGCAATCCCCGTGCTCTTCAGGGACAGCGCCACGATTTCACGAGCGCCCTCCGGTTCAAGCACAATGACGAAGTCGTAGAACTTCGTTGCGCGGGGCGGGCGGCGCTTGCCGAAGTCGTCCACCCAGAACTCCGTGCGCGGATCACCTGCCGGCACGTTGGGGTCCACGACGCCGCCACCCTCGTCGCGCGGGGCAAACTCCACCCAACGTGGTCGGCTCGCCCGCACGATTGCGAAGTCCAACGGCCCGCGGCCGTAGATACGCTGCGTCAGGCTGTTGAAGATCTCACCGACCTTCAACTCCTTGATCTGTTTGCTGTGTCCTTCCTCGAGCTCGGGGCTCATCTGCTGAGCGATGCTCAGGCGGGGAATTTGGACGTCGTCCTGCTCCATGTGCTCCGTACCCTCTTGCGAGGTCGGGATGAAGCTTGGACGCTCCATCATTGCACCGGATGCTGGCACTTTTACGAGTTCTTCTGCCATTTTGCTTCTCCCTGCTTTTCACTTATTCGGGGACAGACAAGCAGTTAGTCTGGCTCCTAGGACCGCGTCAATCGCAGTCCGGGCTTGAGGTAGACCTCGACTCCATCCGGCGGCGCTTCTCCACTTTCGAGTAACGTCTTCGAGATGGCGTTTGTGGTCTGCCATGGAAGCGTCAGTAGGTTTTCGTAACCGTTCTCGATCACCCAATGACGAAACGCTTCCTTGTCCTTCACACTGGCGTACGGGTCGTATTTCGTCGAAACGAGGTACCCGTTCGTGGTGCGAACCGCGCTCAGGTCGTCCGCTTCGAACGACTCAATCAACAGTTCTTGAAGCGCCTGGATCTTCCCGTTGATGCCCTTGAGTTCTTCCTCGAGGTCATCCTTGTCGTCGCGCAGCTCTGTGTAGAGCTTTGCAAGGTCAGCGGAAGACTTGCCAGCGTACTCTGCCTTCTGGTCGACGATCTTCTTCCGGTACGGGTTGTCCACTTCGACAAACCGCGGCAGATTTCCAAACTTCTGCAGATTCGTTTGCTTAGCCATTTTCTCCTTTCCACCGGGGCCGTAGGCGGCCGGTACAGTTAGAATAACACGGACAGCCCCGGAGGTACGGGACTTCTAAAAGAGGCTCCCCTGACCTGCTCGCTGGAGGTCCACCGAGGTATAGTTGAGACATTTCACGCAGCGCCACTCGGCGCCATCTTTATCTATATGCACAATCACAGAATAGCATTGTCCCTTTGGGCATCTAGGTTTCTTTATTTCGGGCAAATTCCTGATCTTCAGGGAATACGGTGCGAGATAATCTATCTTTTCTACACGTCCCACAGCTTGTCACCGTCCTTATGTCCTCTACGAACATATCCACGGGCTACACCACCTGAGTCAGTTCTCATAGTTGTGCTATGAAATTTCAAGCGTTGCATAATATCACCTATTCGCCGCGAATCCGATTTGGTTCTACGAGCTACTTCAATTCCTATGGCGTCCATCAATGCATCACTGCTGATGTACAAACCACCTTGTCTTATATCTAAGGTCTGTGCTATTATTTCACGAATATTATCTTCCCAAGGGTCCACCTCGAAGCGTTCTTCTTGATGTTTCTCTGCTACAGACCACAAGCTTTCTTTCAAACGAATCGATTCACCCTTTTTCTCACGGACATTTGCTTCTGCCCACAACTGATCACGGACTGTAGCAATTCCTTGAAAATCAAGTGTCGTTGTTTTCACTGGCCAGAAACGCCGAGCGCCTGTCGGGTCAGTGATGTACTGTGTATCATTCACAGTTCCTATGAAGATAAAATGCCGCGGCCGTTCAGAAGCTGTCTTGGCGTATGCTAGTCGCACAGGTCCGTCAGATTGTCGTGATAACATCGCCTTCAACTGATTGACCTCGGCTTTGTTCCGCCCGGTCAATTCAGCAATCTCAATGATCCACTTTCCAGCGGTGTGTTCGATAATTTCCTTACCCTGCAGATCGAGACGCATTCCGTCTGAAAACCAATCCTCATTAGGACACAAGTTACGAAGTAACGTACTCTTTCCTGTTCCTTGTATGCCTTCCAGAATTACCATTTCATCGTATTTACAGCCCGGCTCACGAACGCGTCTTACGGCAGCTATCAGCATGATTCCACTAATAGCTCGCACGTAGGCATTATCCTCGACACCAGCGTAGGTAATCAACCATTCATCTAATCGCGGGGTGCCATCCCATTCGAGGGTGTCTAGATATTCACGTACGGGATGTCGTTGGTTTTTGTAAGCGGCGTCGTACAGAACTCTTGCGTACAGAGTTGGGGAGGGTAGGAACTTAAATTCCTTGTCAAATTGCAGATACAGATTGTTCTCAAGGTCATCGGTAAGAATCTGTTTACCTTTTCCTTGTTCAATCACGTACTTCTTTTCAGAGAATGTGTCGAATTCAAACGACAGCCTGAGCTTATCAAATCCAATTCGTATGTTTGCCACAGAATTGATAAGTGGCAGACCACGTTTATCCGTTATCCAACTGGAAGCTTCGCCAACCCAACGGCGAAATAGCTGAATAATTTCATTTCCAAAGAACTTTCGTAGTTCAGAAATGCCTGTGTGCGGATTCCCGGCTTTATGTTTCTCGTAGGTGGAGTTAACCACCATATCAATATCAGAAGCGTCTTTGTTTCCTGTGGATCTAACGATCTCCCGGCCAATCTTGATAAGTTTATCCTTATCAATATCAGCACTAATCATGAATCCAGCCCACGCCAACCGTAGCTCATGGGTGAATTTACCACCGGCGCAATGCTTTGCAAACATCATGCCGATTGCTACAGTAGTTACGAGGTCTCTCATTTCACGAGACGTCACTTTGGCAGGGTTGGGTCCACCACCCTCTATGAATTCCAGTGGCTCTCGTCGATCACCCTTAGTCCAAATTGATGGCGGAACCATGGTTTGGAAACCTAGTGCGCCATCATTCTTCACTCCACGAATTTCGAGGAGCGTAGTACCGTCTAGATCTGTGTATTTAGTTGTGGGAATTGGCTCATCTGTGAGGTAAAACAGATGGCTAATAGTCTTCGAGGCTCGCCCGAAGGCAAATTCTGTGGTAGGTAGGATTGATGCGGCAATCTTAATTCCCGGGCTCCAGTCAACGTCTACGTCGTGGAGATATTCGCCCGGTGCAACCTCTTGCCCGGTCAATAGACCGACGCGGTTGCCCTCTTTGTAATCGTCGAGACTGTACGCTTTCTGTGTCCAGTTGGCTTCTTTTGGACCTTTTATATCGCCTATCTGTGGCCAAACAACAAACTTCCAATTCCGTGATGCGTAGTCTTCGACGACCGCTTTCGCCATCCTAGATACCATCCTAGGCGACAGGCTCAAAGATTGCGTAACCTTCGGGTCTGACACCGAAAGCTGCGCCAGGAGGCGCAGATTGTGAAAGGAAGGATCGGCTCGAGGATGGGCCAGACGACCATCCGCCGACTCGGGGTGAAGCGTCCCTCACCGCCGATCCAACCTAATACTCAGTATAGCACAGCCGGGCGGGATTGTCAAGGGATAGGTACCGGGTACCCGGCAAACGGCCGACCCGGTACCCGGTACAGACGGCCGTGAGCGTATGCACGTGGCCCGCCTTGCCACGTTCGGCCGGTACCCTTACCCGGCATACGTACCCGGCCGCCTACGCGCCTGGGAGCGGCCAGGAGGCGGTTTTCCGGTTCCAGCTCAGGCCCAATTCTTGATGAGCTGATCCAGCTTCCGCTCGATGCGGTCCAGCTGTGTCTCGCCCTCCGGAACGCGAAGCTTCAACTTGCCGCGCTTTCGCTCGGAAGCCTGTCGCTTCTTGAGCTCCCTCTGCTCCTCTTCGATCCGGCGCTTCTCGAGCCACAGATTTGTGCTCTCCGGGTCCAGCTTCCGCGTGAAGCGGCTTTTCCCGTTGCCATCGTTCGGATTGAGGATCTTGATCTCGCCGCCGTCGGCTGCCGCGATGATGGTCATTGGCGTAGACTTTGCCATTTCCACCACCTGCTTGACTGTGTAGTACGGAATCACACGTTCGCTCATGTTGTCTATCCTTTGCTAAAGGTGTTCATGTAGTCGATGATACGCTTGTCCTCGTATCGCTCCTGGAAGAACACGAAGCCCGCATCCAGTGCATGCTGCGCTAGTTCCCGCAGCCTATCAGCATCCGGCATTTCACCTGACGCTGAGTAGTCTTCCATGATCCGTTCGACGTATACCCTCACGGCTACGTCGTCGCGAATCTCCGTCTTCGTACGCTCGACTTTTACGAGCGAAGTCTTTGGTCTTTCCATTTCTCTATTCCTCATCCAGTAAATGGTCCCAACGTGGGTGACGGTAGGAGCCATCTTCTGTTCTGCCCTGAAATTCAATCCGGAGTTGCCGCCCGATAAAGAACTTCGGGTTCATGTTAGCCGCCGCCAGCAACTCATTGTTCAAGACCTTCACCGACGTTCGGCGCAGGTCATCACCCTCGATTACCACTCTGGAGAATGGGCCGTTCCTTCCAGGAGCGAAGCCGATGATTTCCATCACAGCGGTGTTCGACTCCTTTACTTTGATCCACTTCCCAGCCGGGCGCTTGCCGGCGTGGTATTCCGAAAGCTTGTCTTTCAGGATCAAGCCCTCGCCGCCGTTCTTCACCACCTTGTCGAACAGGTCTTTCATCTGCTCGGCAGTGCGTAGTTTCATGAACGCCGACATCTTCACGTTCGGTCCATCCACGTTTTCGAATGCTTCTGCCAGCATTTCTCGCCGGCCTTCCCACAGATGCCACATCACATCTGTTTTGATCGCCCATAGGATGTCAAACGCCACGAACTGGAGCTGATCCTTCTTTGTCAACTCCACGACGTTGTGGCTCTTTCCACCCGGCACGATCAGTTCGCCGTCGTACACGCCCGGATCGAGTTGTAGTATCTGCCGTTTCAGTGTATCTGGCAGCGCCCGTTCGATCCCGTAGCGTCCCCACGCGAACACGTCCCGAACAGTCACTTCCACGACCAGCCGGTGACCGTCGTACTTCTCCTCCGCCACCCACCGCCCGCTTTCGTAGTTCAGCGGTGCTTTCGGCATACCCGATGCAAGCATCGGGCTGATGAACGCCATTACGCTCCCTCCGACAGGTCTTCCAACTGCGTGGCGATCCCTTCGTGGTCCGGATCGAGTGCCGGGATCTTGGGAAGCTCTATCACCCGTGACGCCGACAGAAACTCGCGCAGTTCCCGGATCCACATCAGGATCTCGTGGCCGCGCTTGCTCGCCTGAAACCGCTCGCTACGGCTTTCGAGGGAGTCTTCGTTGTCCGTGATCAACCCGCGCACGAACCGCTCGGCGCGTACCACGATCTCGTTGTAAACGACGATCTCCTTGTCGAGATCCTCGTACAGTTCCGTAACCACCTGTAGCTGGTCACGTAGGTCTTCGACGAGGTGGCGTTTGTCCGCAACCTCGAACTCATCCAGCTTGAATTCCATATCTATCTCCTTAGGTGAGCCGGGCTACCCGGCCACGCTACAGAATACCACGGAGCCGGCCTAGAACCCGTTCCCCTCCTGCGAAGTTTCCTCGGCAATTTTCGCTGCAGCGTCTTCGAGCTGATGTTCTTCTTCTGGTGAGATTGCGAAGAACACGTAAGTTTCGCCGAAAATTTCTTGGGCAACTTCCTTGCAATCCCACAGAGACACCCGGCCGTCACGATCAACGGTTAGGTGAAAGCCGCCGTCCTCTTTCCAGTTGTTCATATCAATCCCCTACGACCTCCTCGAGCACGACGTTTTCGAGGAGAAACTGTCTGTCCTCGATCCCACGAAGCAACTTCTCCACCGTGACGTTCATCACGTCCCCAGATGCTTCCCCGTCATTGAGCTGCTCCTCCAGCCAATCAGGGACAACCACGTCCGCCGTCAACATGATACGGATCTTTGGCATTAGAACTCCTTCTTTTCCTGTACCAGGACCAGTTCCGCCTGCGCTCGCGTAATTGCGACGTAGCGAATATTGTCCTCTTCCTGCGTCGCGCCGAACTTAGACTTGAACGACTCTTCCAGCGTGAATACTCGCCCGGTCTCGAGCCCCTTGGCCTTGTGTACCGACGAGCACATGATCACGCCCCGGCCTTCCACGTCCGAGAACAACGCGTCGATTCGGGTCTCAACAAAGTCGAGATTGGGTGCCTCCTCAAACAGGTTGCGCAGCATGTCGGCCTTGTCCACGATCTCGGTGATTTTCTCCTCGCGGCCCGCCTTGATCATGCGCTTGGTCTGCTTCTGCTCCCAGGTGTCCAGCTTCGACAGGAAGTCGGGGATGCTACGAGCGCGGAACTTCTTGATCAGCGCCTTCAGCCCGGCGCCGATGTCGCGCCCCGCGACTCTCGCACGCTTCCCGTTCTTCAGTAGGCTGATTGCCACGCTCACCAACGGCGCGTTCAGGCGGGACAGGATGAAGTCATTCTCATCGGCTTCCTCAACAAGTCGCTCGCGTGCGAGCGACCGTACAGTCCCTTCTGGGTTCGTCTCGCATGCTTCGTAATCGGGCACTAGCAGTTTCGCCATTCGTACCACGCTCTG